GTCCTTAATGCGCGCGCCGTGTACATCCATAATCAGGCGTTGACGCCAGAGCAGGCCGCGATTGTCAAGCGTGGTGTCATGGCCACGCTCGACGATCCAGCGGCGTTAGAAGATCTGCATGGGAAGCACGACGTCGCCAGCGTCGATCTGCCACCACGGAACGGCCTTGGGGTTGATGGTGATGGCGTGGATGCTCATGTCGGGAAACCTGACGGTCTGGACGAAGCTGGTGCCGGACTTCAGACGTTCGGAGAGCTCACTGACCGTGGAGGCCGTCGCACCAGTGATGGTAAGCGGCGTGGTCGTTCCCAGGTAAAGGGCGAAGTCGAACGTGTTTTCGTCACTCATTACTCTTCCTTCCTTCGTTGTTTGAAAGGTTTGGTTTGTGCGATTACAAGCCTATCGCTGCGGAGGAAGGAGCCTAACCGTCCATCCATGAATCAAGGAGCAGTGAAATGAGCGTTTTCAATCCGGAATGCACCAGCAATTACTTCCAGGTGCAGGACATCGACCCGTCGGAATGCACCGGCGGCAACCCCTACCGCTTCGCCTGCCGCATCAAGGTAGCCGGAAGCACGTTCGGGTTCGATGGCTTGGACATGGGCGACCTTCAGGCGATGAAGGGCGCGATCAACAAGGCGATGACGCACGCGCGTCGAGCTCGCCGTGAATGGGAAGGAGCCCAGGAATGAGCGTCACAGTCAAGCGGGTGGACGGCAAACGGCATTGCTTCTTCGAGCTGATCGTCGAGACGGAGGACGGCATGACGGTGCGCGTCCCGTTCAACGGCTACGAGCTTGACGATCTTGAGAAACAGATCGACCGCTGCTTCAACGAGGAGGATTGACCGTGAAACGTTTCATCAAGTTCGTTCTTCTGATTCTGCTCAGCCCCTTCGTGTTGTTCATGCTGGGGCTGGTGCTCTCGATCGTCCGTCTGGGTGATTTCCTCACCGACGACGACTGACAAAACCGAACGGCATATGGGGCGTATGGCGTACCCCTGCCACCGCTGAGCCGGGTTAGCGACCGGCAACGCCAGGCGCGTGGCTATCGCGCCATTTGCGAGACGAAATTTAGCTCCCGACCCTCTCAGGCCGTCGATTAAGGCGGAATCGGGCGACCATAGACGGCTTCGGCCGTGGCCTGATTGGGGACCATTCCCGGCGGCTTCGGCCGCTCTTGTTATCGACGGCGCGGCTCCGACCGAAACGTTCTGCGAGACCTTTGGAATCTGTTGACGGCCCGGCCGGGGAATCTCGGCCGAGCGTTTTCATCAGCAGATTCTAGGTCTTGACCTCTCAAGCGCTCACCAACCGAAAGCTACGAATGAATGGAGATTGAGAAATGAGCAGGGCAACGTTCCCCGACAAGTTGAGGACGCAGATGCGGATGGCTCTCCCGATGATCGATAAGAACATCAGGTGCAAGGCCAACACCTCGCGGCAGTCTTTGATGCAGGCGTCCGGATTGAACGACAACCAGCTACAGGCCGCTCTAAGAATGGCCTACGGGGAGAAGGGCGTGCCGAGTCCCGTCTACCGCTCACCCACCGCAGGCAAGATGTACGATTCCGAGTCGCTGCTCCGGGTGCTGGAGAAATGGTGCGGGATGTGGGCCTATGTCATCGAGGATTGAACCATCTCTGCACGAGGTGCTGAACTATCCGGACGAATCACGCAGGATGCTCATGCAGGGATTCGCCGACAAGGTTGACCGGATCGCAAGCAACAACCGGCGCACCGACATCGAACTGTTCCAGGTCTGCCGGGCGCTCGGGGAGCCGAACGTACCGGCCCTGCTCAGTCTGTGCGATGACGGCCTACCGGCGTACAAGGCCGGCGCATGGCGCATCGACTGCCGCAGTTTCCGCAAATGGGCAACCGCCTACACGCCATACCGGCCGCAGACGAAACCACAAACCGCATATGAAGGTGAGCCACTGTTTTGAAACCGCAGATTCACATCTCGCTTGACGTCGAGGACCACGACCTGCCGCAGCCCGGCGATGTGGAGATAGGCCAGAACATCATCTGCCCGGACGAGCCGCGCATGGTCTGGTCGGACATCTCGAAGGCCGACTGGCCGATTGTCGCCGCGAAGCTGGAACAGATCGCGCTGCTGCTCAGGGACAAGGCCACGGCATGACCCGCATCAGCATGCTGACCACCACCGAGGCCGCGACCAGACTAAACGTCAGCAAACGCACGCTGATCCGGTGGCGGCAGTCCATCCCGATCATCGGACCGCCGCCAATCCGCATCGGCAACTCGATCATGTACGCCGAACAGGACGTGAACGGCTGGATACTCACCCAACGAGAGAAAGGCAAAGCATGAGAAGACAGACCGTAGATCCACGCATCAGAGCGAAGGTCATCGCCACATACGGCAACCGGTGCTGGCTCGGCATGCCGGGCTGCTCCATCACCGCGACCGAGGACGACCACATCGTACCGTACAGCCACGGAGGCAGGGACACCGTGGCCAACCTGCGCCGCGCATGCAAGCATTGCAACGCGATGCGCCAGGACCGCGTGCTGTCCGGATACGGCGCGACCCTGCACGCGGTCATCGGACCTCCACGCGCAGACTTCGGCATGGCCATGCAGTCCATGCTCCGCCGTGACAGCATCGTGGTCAGCTTCGACAGTCTGCTGCGCGACCTGTGCCCGACGCAATCCAAAGCGACCGACGGGCTGCGCCTCGCCGCCGCGATGGCATGGGACGGCGCGGCCCGCACGCTGGCCAAGAGCTCGGAGCCGTTGGACGTGTGGCTGGTGCGCACGCTGCCACGCTCCCGCCGCCATCCCGACATGCTGGCCGAATGGCTGGCATTGGACTACGATGTGCACGTCATCGAGACACCGGCCGATTCCACGTTCGCTCTCGACCTCACGCCGCAGGAGTATCGGACGGCGCAGCAGTGGTACGCGCTGCATCTCACACAGCAGGCCGTGGACGCCCGCCTCGCCGCCAGACGACAACGCCTCGCCGCTCTCGGACTCCGCCGCGACTCTCCGGCCGCTCGGCCGCGATGGTGACCCGCTTTTTTAAACAGTCGACGCCCAAAAGACCCCGCGCCAAGTCTTTTCTCCCCCCAGAACCATGCAAAAAAGCATGAAAACGTTGGAAAACCAAGGAAAACACATCATGAATCAAGGAACGTTGGAAGGTTTCGAGGAATACACGCATCCCTACGGCATCAGCGGCCTTCAGGAGCAGGCGACCATGAATCTCATCAAAAGCTTCGTGGATGGCAAGACGTTGACGCCGGAAGCAACCTACATCTGCAAGTCGATGCTCTCGATAGCCAGGAACATCGACATCCAGAACAGCAAGGGACGCGAGATCAGCCGCAACATGACATCACTGCTCACATGGTTCCAGGAACTCAAGGCGATGTATCCGGAACAGCCGCAGCTCGACCCGACGCTGACCGACTTCATCTCCGACGCGAAGGCCGGACTGTGACCATGCTCATGCGCGGCGGCACGAAACGCGACGAAACGCGGCCGACCGACGGCGCGATCGTCGCACGGACTGCCGAGATGCTCGGCAAGCCGCTGCTGCCATGGCAGCGATACGTGGCCGACGTCGCCGGGGAAATCGACCCTGCCACCGGAACGTACTATTACGACCGTGTGGTGCTTTCCACTCCGCGCCAGTGCGGCAAGAGCACGCTGATCGATACCGAGGACACACGCAACGCTCTGCTCGGCCCAGACCGGAAGATCTATTACCTCGCGCAGACCGGCAAGGACGCCGAGAAGCATTTCAAGGACTTCGTGCAGCAGCTCTCAAAATCGAAGCTCGCGCCGTTCGCCCTCAAGCCGAGGCTTTCCAACGGCGGGATGGAGCAGCGTTTCCGCAACGGCAGCTTCATCTGCCCATTGGCCGTGACCAAAGTGGCCGGCCATGGCACGCAGATGGACAAATTCACCATCGACGAGGCATTCAGCTTGGACGACGAGACCGGCAAACTGATCCTCGACGGCATGGCACCGACCATGAACACGAGACTGCACTTCACCGGCGTCCAGCCCCAGATCTGGATAACCTCGACCGAAGGCACGGCAGATTCCACGTTCCTCAACGGCCTGCTCGACTCCTTCCGCGCCGGTAACGTGCCGAAACGCACCTGCTGGTTCGATTTCGGCATCCCCGACGACGCCGACCCCGAGGACTTCCAGACGATCCTGAAATGGCATCCCGCCGCCGGCCTGCTCTGGGACATCCGCCAATTGCGCGACTTCCGCGAGCAGTTCGCCGGCAACGAGGCCGGTTGGGCGCGCGCCTTCGGCAACCGGCGAGACAACGGAGTGGCCGAGCGCGTCATCCCCGACCAGCTATGGCAATCCACGTTGGCCACGCCGATCACGCCGGACCGGATCGACGGCCGACCCGTGGTGATCGCCGCCGCCGTGGACGTGGACGCCACGAACACGTCAGTCTCCGCCGCGATCGTCAACACGGACGGCACCGTGACCGTGCAACTGCTCGAAGTCCTGGACGGCACCGGCATGGCACCCGCCGAGATCACGAGAATCTGCGACACCTACCACGCTCCCCTGGTCATGGACTGCAAGGGACCAAACGCCGACCTGCACGACCGGCTCGCATCCATGACCGACGAAGCCGGTGATCCGCTTATCGACTTCATCGCCATGCAATCATCAGACTACCTCGCGGTCGGCCAGGCATTCGTCAGCGGCCTGCGGAACAAGCTGATCCGCCACGCCGCCGATACCGAGCTCGACGCAAGCGCGGCCAACTGCGCGAGGACGTGGAGCGGCGACGCATGGCGCGTCACACGGCGCGGCAGCACCGGGCTGACCTCACCGATCGAATCATGCATGCTGGCCGCGTGGGGCGCGCATCACCTGCCATCTGACGGCACGTTGCAAATCTTCTGACGTGTCACCGTTTGTCACCGTTTGTCACCGTTTGTCACCGTTTTTTTGGCAGTGACGGAACCACGGCCATATCCTCGGCGTCATGAATCTTTGGGAACGAATGAAGCTCGCAGGACGCGTGCTCACGCGCGGCGCGGACGGCACGGACATGCCGGACGGCATCAAGCCGCCGAAACGGGGGCCGGCCACCGAACCGTTGCAACTCTCAACCGTGTTCCGTGGCGTGCAGGTGCTTCAGACCGCCATCACCGGCCTGCCGATCGTGGAACAGCGCGGCGGCCGTGACCTGCCGGACGTGAGCCCCATGGTGTTGCAGCCGGACGTCTCCCGTTCCCGCCGTGATTTCATCGCCGACATCGTGGCATCGCTCGTGCTCGACGGCAACGCCTTCACGCGCATCGTGCGCGATTGGAAAGGCGAGATCGTCACCTGCGAGATGCTGCCGCCGCAATACGTGACCGTCACCGACGAAAGCGACGACCCGGCACGCCCCGACTTGCGGTTCTCCTATCTCGGCCATGCCTACACCGCCGATGACGTCGTGCACAGCAAATTCCTCAACGTGCCCGGCCGACTGCGCGGGCTCGGCCCCATCTCGGCGGCACGCGAGGAGATCGCCGCCGCGCAGCTCGCCTGCGACTACAAGGCGAGGTTCTTCACGGACGGCTCGAACCTCAAGGGCTATCTGCGCACATCAGAGAACATCACACAGGAAGCCGCGCAGCAGGCCAAGGCATCATGGAAGGCGTCGGGCGAGGCCGGCGACATCAAGGTAGTCGGCAAGAACCTGGAATACGTGCCGCTCTCACTTAAGCCAGCAGACTTGCAGTTTCTTGAGACCCAGAAGTTCGACACCACGCAGATCGCCCGTCTGCTCGGCATCCCGGCAAGCATCATGCTCGCCGCCGTCGATGGTTCGAACCTCACCTACAGCAACATCGAACAGTCGTGGATAGAGTTCGCCGACTACACGCTGGCGGCCTACACCGGCGAGATCGAGGAGATCTTCAACCGGCTCCTGCCGCGCGGCCGGACCGCGAAGTTCGACTGGGACAGCTCGCAGCGCGCGAACATGAGCGACCGCTACACGGCCTACAAGACCGCCATCGAGGCCGGTTTCCTCACCGTCGATGACGTGAGGCGCAAGGAAGGGCTGCCGGCACTCGGAAAGGAAGAAGACCAATGAACATCGAGAAACGCACAATCGCCTGGAAGGGCCTGACACTCCGCTCCGCCGACGACTCCGGCACCTCGACCGTGGAAGGCGTCGCCGTGCCGTTCGGCGACATCATCGACACATGGGACGGTGCGGAGACCTTCGACCGTGATTGCTCTTTCGAGGGACTTGACGAGGCGAAACTGTGCTTCGAGCACGGCGAGACCATCGGCCGCATCACCAAAGCGGAAAGCACGGACGACGGACTGCACATCACCGCGCGGATCAGCGACACGGCACGCGGCCGCGACGCCATGACCCTGATACGTGACGGCGTGCTCGACAGCTTCTCGGTCGGATTCATCCCGCTCGAATCGCAGAAGGACCGCGACGGCATCACCCACCGCCGCAAGGTCCGTCTGCTTGAGACCAGCATCGTGAGCTGGCCAGCCTACCAGAACGCGAAAATGACCAAATCAGCGGCACCAGCCGTGGAACAAAGGAAGGAAACCATGGAGAACAACAACGAACTGATGGACCTGATCCAGTCCATGCAGGAGGAACAGCGCGGCATCAAGGCCGAGATCAGCAAGATGGGCGCGAAACCGGCACCGGCTGCCATCGGCGCGGCGTACCGGAGCCACGGCGAATACATGCAGGCCCTCGCGCGAGGCGACGAACAGGCCATGACCGTGATGAAGGAATGCCGCGACCTGATTTCCACCAAGGACACCGGCAACACCGCCACCTGGATCGCCGACGACCTCAAACTGATCGAGGACCGCCGCAAGGTCTCACAGCTCCTGACCCATGACACGCTCCCGGCGACCGGCATGAGCATGGAATACCATGTCGTGACCTCCGACACCACAGCCGTCGGCAAACAGGAGACGGAAGGCTCAGAGCTTTCCTTCGGCAAAGTCGCCTTCGGCACCAAGACCGCCGACATCAACACCTACGGCGGCTACACTTCTTTGAGCCGCCAGACCATCGAACGCAGCACCACGCCGATGCTCAACACCGCGATCACCGCATTGCAGAACGCCTACGCGAAGGCCACCGAGAAGGCAGTGCGCGACCACCTGTACGCGGAGATCAAGGCGCAGCGCGACGCATCCTCTAACGCCAACAAGATCGACGCGCCACAGTTGGCCAACATGACCATCGACGATTGGGTGTCGCTCATCATCGACGCGTCCGAACTGGCCGACGACCGCAACGTGTCGCTGACGCGCCTCGCGGTCTCCAAGGACGTGCTCAAGGCACTGGTGAAACTCAAGGATACCGGTGACCGGTTCTTCAACCTCAGCGGCGACGGGTCGGACACCATCGGAAGTTTCGACCTGACCGGCGCGGCCGGCACGTTCATGCGCGTCCCTGTCGTGCTGCTGCCGAACGCCGATGCCGGATTGGCCAGTTTCATCGATCCCGCCGCCGTGACCGTCTGGGAGTCCGGCGGCCCGGCGCAGTTGACCGACGGGAACGTGACCGGCCTGACCAACAGCTACAGCGTCTACGGGTATATGGCGGTGGCCACGACCCATGCGGACGGCCTGATTCCGGTGAAGTTCGCCGCGGCATGATGATCGATGACAACATCCTGCTGCAACGGCTCCGCGACGAGGTTGGAGTGCCGGCCGGAGAGGACGAACGGCTCACGGTCAAACTCGCGGCGGCGAAGCGATACGTCGCGCACGCGGTCGGCACCGCCACCGTCGATGACGATCTGCTGGCCGATTGCATCGTCTCCTGCGCGGCGGACCTGTTCAACATGCGTGACGCGCGCCTGGGCGTGATGGACGTGGGCGATTCGACTGTGGAACCGTTCAGGATCTCCACCGACCCGCTCCGCTCGGTCTGGCCGAAACTCCGCGCCGCCGGCGTGCTCACCGGGGGCATGGTGATTGCATGAACATCCAGGAACAACGAGCCGCGCTGATGAACACGCTCACCGACATGCTCGATGGACTGGTCAGCAGCGTCAGCATCGACGCCCAACTGATCCGCCCGGCGGCCGGCAAAGTCGCGGTGTTCATCGAACCGCCAACCGTGGAATGGCCATCATGGGGCCCGCCGGAACCGGTCTGGACGTTGGACGTCATCGCCGGCACGCCGGCCACGCAGCCATCCGCAGTCGATGACATCCTCACAGCGCTCGACCGGCTCGCCGAACGTGGCCTGAACATCCAGAAGGCCACGCCCGCGACTTGGAACCTCGCAGGAGCCGGCACGCTGGCGGCCTACCAGGTCGTGCTGAACGCTCTGGAAACCGAATAAGACAAGGAAAGGAAAAAATCATGGCTGGAAAGATCCGCACGCTCGGACCAGGCATCTTCAAAATCACCGACACCGAAAACGGCAGGGACTTCAGCGCCGACCTGACCAAGGCGCAGCTAAACCCGTCGAACAGCAGCGACGACCCGACCACCTACCTCGACGGATCAGAGGAGACGAACACCACGACAACATGGACGTTCGAGGGCACCGTGGGCGACGACTTCAGCGAGGACGGTCTGGCCGTCTGGCTCTTCGACCACAAGGGCGAGACGCTGCCGGCCCAGTTCGTCCCGAACAATACCGGCAAGATCCAGTGGACCTTCAACGTCACCATCGCGCCAATCGCCATCGGCGGCGACGTCAAATCGAAGAACACGAACGATCTGAGCTTCGCCGTCACGAACGTCGCCCACGCACCGTACACGGGCAAGTGATGAGTGATGGCTGACAAGGCATTGATGGTCGTCGGCCAGAAACGCTTCGTTCAGACGATGCGCAAGGCCGGCGCGGACATGGACGACCTGAAGGAAGTGAACCGCGCGGCAGCGCAGATCGCACTGCCCGCCGTCCGCAACCTCGCCCCACGAGGCAAAACCGGCCGGCTGGCCGGCAGCCTGCGTGTCGGAGCGACGAAACGCGCCGGCGTCATCCGCGCCGGCCGCAAGGCCGTGCCCTACGCAGGACCAGTCAACTACGGGTGGCCCGCCCGCCACATCAAGCCACGTCTCTTCGTCAACAACGGCGTCGCCTCCACCGAGAGCCAATGGCAAAAGGTCTACAAGGACTTCATCGACAAGACACTGAAGCAAGTGAAAGGAAAATAATGGCAACCACGAGAATCACCTACACGGACGGTACCAGCGAGACCGTGCCGATCACGATGCGCGCGACATGCAAGGCCGAGGCGCACGCCATCGACGTGGGCTGGGGGCCAATCACCCAGTCACCCGTCCGTTCCGGCGCATACGCGGCCTACGCGGCCCTGCGCATGGCCGGCCGCAATCTGCCAGACTTCGAGCATTGGCTGGACACCGTGGCCTCATTCGACCTCGCTGCCGCGAAGGAGGAACCGGAAGAGGGAAACCCTACGGACTAGCCGCGTGGCCACAAGACTCGCTCGGCCGTCTCTCGTTCCTCCTGGCCAACCGTTTCGGCGGCACGCCATGGCAGTGGAGGAACGAGGCCGACGAATTGGATTGGGGCACCGGACTGGCCGAACTGCTCAAGGAAGCCGAATCACGGAAGGAGTGAAACGTGGCGCACAGCGCGATCATGAGCGTGCGCATCACCGGCAACGCCGATG